CCCCTCGCGACTGAGTCTTGCGACACAGTATATCCTAAGATTTCGATCAACGGGTATGTCATACAGCTTTCAAGGGTTCCCCCCCGTGCCTCTCCACGCGATCTGGAGATGTTGGTACGCATCCTCTCCCGGCTGGGTCCGTTCGTTAAAAACAAACAGACCAGCTAACTGGTGGGCTACGGCCGTTCACGAATCGAACTTTAGGTGGCATCTACTGATAAAAGATGTGAATCTTGTACCAGAGAGTACCTACACTAAAAGATGGCTGGTATTGCGAAAAAGGAAACACGACAACCTTCACGTAGCAGTACTAGGTTCCTCACTTGTGTGGGATCTCTTCCTCCTAATTTTGGTTTAAGTCGTTCGTGTTTGAACCTGAACCTAGACCCGGGAAGTATGTGATACGCTTGATTGGAAACGCTTTGCCCTTCACCGGGCGCACGTGAAATTTCAGGCATGGTAGAATAGCCAACATTCGATCTGCTCCCCGCCTTCGGGCGGAAAGAGAGGTTGAAAGCTACCGACCAAACCACAATTAGCGATTACTATGATAACAATTTTACTTGCTACCAAAGCTCTACTAAGAGCAGTCCCAGCCCGTTTACAATTTACACGCGCTCTCCTTACTAACCACAAACTATTTCCGAAAGTAGATTGGGAAAGGGTTGAGGCCGGTAACTACGCAGTAGTTGACCCGGTTAACCCCGGAGTCATTCTGTACCTTTCGGAGCAGGACTACATAGTTATGGTAAGGGTCTCCATTACGTCCAACAGAACTTTAAAAGTTCTTGCGGCGCCTGGAGAAACTCCAGCCTCCTCATCACCTCTCAATCAAAGCGACCATTCTCAAAATTCCCCCTCTTCTTCCCCATGGGACGCGGTCCTAAAATTAGGTCGCCGGTCCTCAGAAGGTCAAAAAGGTAGAGCGCGTTTCCTTAACTTATTTCGAAGTCCGCTAGCAAAGTTCTTTGCAAAGAACAAAGCTACAACTTCGACTCGCTATGGTGCGGTTGGAATTTCAATGATCGGACTGAACTGCGGAAACGTAGTTCAGTGGTTTCATACATGGCACGATATCGTGTCATGGTGGAGCCGTGGCTCCTTGATGTCCACTGTCCAGAAAAACGAAAGAGATTCTTTCGCACGTTGGCTTCTTCGTATCCTCAAGCATAACGGTATAAATCACCTTATCGCTCGACTGAAAGTTATGCTCTTCGTAGTGAATGCCTACCTTGGTGGCAGGCGGTTAACATCTACTCAGAACCTTGGTTTTCGAATCAAGTTACAAAAGGGATTACCCGCTGCTTTACCGAGGATCGTAAGAGAAGGGATCCGTTTCGGAAATAAGCACTATATCCATATTTGGACATCGATGCTGTTTTCGTACAAGGGCCTTCTTGGAACTTGGCAGGAACCGGAGTTAGCAAAAAGCTCGATTACGTCCGTTCACCCCGATCTCTCTAAGTCTTCTGCCTTCGAGAAGTTCGCATCTTTTGCACCAATATTTTGGGCTGTCCTAAGGGAACTTACTGGAAAAGAGGTTAAACCGAATTTTCAGATCAAGAACACCTTCTTCTCTACCCACGCAGGACCCAACCATTCAGTAACTGTGTTAGGTGCCGGAATAGATGCTTACCTTTGGGAAGCACTAGACCGGTTCGGCTTCACTCCAAAACATGGAGTTGGCTCACCTGTACCAGCGAGAACGGATGGAATCCTGGATCCGAACTCTTGGACTGCAATTGCAATCCGAAGTGTTACGGGTGTCGACTCGAATTATATTCGAGAGTGGTTAGAGTTAACAGGACAACGCGAGATCTGGCAACAGATCCGCATGACTGCGAAAATGTTCCGATTGAATCACGGCGTACTCAATTCAGTGAAGTCAGCAAATGATGAATTTGCTATCCTTACAAACAGTTACCAAAAAGAAATGGCGAAAGGCTGGAAATACTTGTTAAAATTCTTTGGCCTGAATACAGGCGGGTATCGTTTTTCGAACCCAACTTTATCAAGACTTCATAACCTTTATGAGGCAGCAGGGAAAGTCAGAACCATCGCCATAGTTGATTATTGGACTAATTTCGTCCTCAAACCTCTCCATGATTGGATGTTTGACATATTACACCTCCTACCTCAGGATGCTACCTTCGATCAAGAAGGAAAAGTTAGAGAATTCGCGGCTAGGGGATACACTGATGTGTACTCTTATGACTTAAAGAGCGCTACCGACTTAATCCCGCTTGCTCTATATAGAGCTCTATTTAGACAGGTTATACCTGAAGCAATATTGGATAAGTGGTTCGATCTCCTTGTAAAACGCGAGTTCCTGGTTCCAAAGTCAACGGTGAAAGCATTCCCGAATCATCGTCCCAGAATACGTTATCAGACAGGTCAGCCGATGGGTGCTTTGACGTCATGGGCTTCGATGGCTCTGGTCCACCATGGACTAGTGTTATTCGCTGCTGTTTCCGCTGGGGTAATTACTCCTCGGTCTCTACTAACATTCATAGATTATATGGTGTTGGGAGATGACGTGGTCATTGCAAACAAAGCTGTCGCTGAAGCGTATGCGCGCCTAATGACTGAACTACACGTTCCTCTGTCAATGCATAAGTCACATATATCGGACTTAGGTATGTTCAATTTCGCTAACCAGACATTCGTCTCAAACGTTAACGTCTCACCCGTGTCTTTACGGGAGGAAATAAACGCCACCTCACTTCCAGAGAGAGTTGAATTAACTCTTCGAATGGCTAGGAGGGGATGGATGAGCCTGGAAAGCAGAACATGGGTAACACCGTTGATCAAGAAAATGGTAGGACAGGA